GGAGCGTCTTTGGTGAGCAGTTCCGACGAGATCTTTCCTACCGTATCTCTCGTTTCATTCATACTTACTCCAAGCTACTTCTTTTTCTTGGAAGACTTTCTCTTAGGCTTAACTTTTTCGCCAGCTTTGCGCGCTTCGCTTAAGGCAATAGCAATAGCCTGTTTACGAGACCTTACTTGAGGTCCTTTCTTGGAGCCTGAGTGAAGCTCACCTTCTTTGTACTCGTGCATTACTTTAGAAACTTTATTCTCTTTCTTGGCCACTTTGACCATTTTCTTTAGTTTACGGCCGGCTTTTTTACCAGCTTTTACCATCTTCTTAGAAGCCATTATTTACCCTTTCTATGACTAACTCGTTTAGAATTTTCACTCTTAGTTATAAACCGACAATTCGACGGATCATAATTCCCATCGGCATCTATTCGATCAATAGTAAGACCCTCTTTCCACCCATTAGAAAATGCCCATTCATAAAACGACTTGGGATTGTCTCTCCATTCATCGCACACTACAATTCCTTTTCCTTGATAGTAAGGAAAATCCCATTCGCTTGCGTTATAACATCGAGTCATTACCCTATTTCTCATCTTTATTAGAGGATGTCTTTCTCCTTTTAGACAAAGACCGTGCTCAATATGATGATTATCCCAATTTCCCCGAGTTATTCCGTAGGTGCACTCGTTGCATCCCTTTATGCGAGTACTATTTATTTCAGCCGTTCTACGGAAAACAATATTCCCACAACGACATAAGCATTCCCATACATGAGCTCTTTGGTCCTCATCTTTATGGGAATATCTTACTACTTTCGCAAAGCCATTATCAAAACCAACCATATCTTTCATGCGATTATCCTTTCGAGAATATAATAGCATGGTTGACATGGTTAATCCCTTTATTTATGGCGCTTTTCGAAATTAATCTTAAGCTGTGGATACTTTTTATATACAGCACTTCTTACGCCAGAGGGATTAGGGGCATAGTGGGCCCTAGCCAAGGCATTGCGAGCGCGTTTAATGCTGTCAATTGGAAAACTATAAGGTGACGTCCCACCGCTTTTACCTGCAAATTTACCAGGAGCAACATCCTTATACTTTCCAGTTGATCCACCGCCTGGTCTTTTACGTTCTTGTGATTCTTTGCCGCGCGGAAGCTTTACTCCTTTTGCGACAGTTACTTTCTTTTTTGCCATTGCTTCTCCTTTAGTTACTATCCCATATCACAGAGAATGATTTACCATCGACTGACAATGGCGATGCGACGGACTTTGGTGCTCCGGACGGACTTACCATATTCATACTATCGTTCTGCCATGACGGATTATTAATGGCGCCGGGTACTCCATTTACTTCTGCTATGCATTCGAACAGGGAGATATTGGAGAAATGCGTCAACGGTTCAGTTCCATTAAGGAAAGGAGCTTCGACAATCCATTCTGCTGATAAGCGTTTTACGTCAACAGTAAGGATTGAAGGCACAACGGTGTACATACGCTTGGTATGATTAGTTATCTTCAAAACAAAGAGACTTCCAGGTCCCGGAACGAGACTGACTGGAACGTACCAAACATCTGCACTGATACTGTCACCCACTTCTACCGGAAATCCTATCAAGTTATGAGATCCCTGAGGAAACATCTCAAACCATGCGTAATGGTTAGCTACTCCATTAGTTACATCGTGCGAGGTGCCTATCTGCTCAACCGATGGGCTTCCTGATCCATCAATGCCAACCCAGATTGCACAGGCTGTATTTACGGCTGATGGCAGTACGCTTGGTACAATCCATGATCCAGATACTTTAGTTACTGAATACGGTGCTGGATTGGAGAGATTGGTTTGAGCAACATAACCGCACCAGTTACCACTGAATTGAGTATTTGAACCCATTCGGGCATGAGGAAAGTTATGCGATACGCGATCTCGAGGACTGAGAGAGCATTTAATGAATGTATAATCTTGGGCCGCAACAAGCATTCTTCCAAAGCAAAATGCCAGCGCTATTGCTTTCAACATAGCCATATCTACTCACTTTGTGTGTCAAAAAGCTGATTAGTTCCGAATCCATACGAGTTAAGAGATCTGTTAGGATATTCACGATGAATTGGCGTCTCTGACAAGTTTGCCATTGCGCGTTGATCTTCGCGCACCATACCACCTTCAGCCATCTCAATACGACGGCGTGGATCTACACCCTTCCAAAAGAAGTTGTCTAATTGCTGTGCGCGATGGAAGTCTCTTTCATCCATTCTGCGTTCCCATAGGGACATTTCTGCGTACTCTTTTTCAGATCCTGAACGAGGCATAGCTTTGTGATTTTTATTTTTCATATCTGTACTCCTTATAAAATCCTACTGAAGGAGAATGAAGGCAAGGAAACCCAAACTCCCCCAGTAGGATATATTTCTAACGAACCCGAACTGTTTCCTCAAAGATCAAACGCTGGTTGATCTTTTGCTGCTCTGGTGTGCGTTGAGATTGGATATTAGGTGGCACTCCCAATATCTTGTATGCAATCTTTTTAGCACGACCAGGGATGCGAGGCATGCCAGGCATGTTATACCTTCTTCGGATAGAAATGCTCACGACGTTTGTTATCGTCATAATCCATTTGACGATCCACGCCAGCAATTGTGTCATCAATAACTTCAGGGATGTATGGTCCAGGTTTTGGATATTCCTTGATCATTACATTCTGAGGGAGATTGGCGATTGCTCGGTGATCTTCATGGATCATTCCTGCATCTTCAAGTTCTTGTCTGCGACGAGGCTCCATACCAGCATAGTATTCACGTCCGCGCATCTCTTCAGAGCGAGGTTCATCACCACGACGCGCTTTTTTGTAGCGTTCTGGATCCATCTTTCCGCCGTGTGACTCATTGAGGCTTATGCTGCCTCCGCCTGCCCCGCGATGAAATCTTTTTTTTGCCATTGGGTTTCCTTTCGGTAGAAACTGCGCTAAGAAAGGTTAGATATCTAAAGTTTCCTAGCACAACGTTATACGTCTAACTACCTGTAACAGAACCATTCTGTTCAGGGCGTATTTCTGGTTTATTCTCTCTGATAACAGATTGGGAACCAAGAGTTTGTTGTTCTCGTAGTCCGCGCTCTAAGGCCATTAGTTTTTCCACATGCTCTAAGTCGACAGTGTCGATCTCTTTTAGAGCCTTCACAAGATTCAATAGTCCAATCTCTTGATCCTTCACTGCAGCCGCACGACGTTCAACGGCAAGCGCTTGATTCTCTTGTACCCGACTCGTACGTTCAACCCCAAGGCCGCGATCAGCCTCAGCGCGAGCTTGTGCAAGTTCTGTGCGTGCCGCCTGCTCCTGAAGAGCTGCCTGCATTTGCTGTTGCTGCATCTGAGCTTGTTGCTGCTGTTGTTGCTGCATGCTTTCAACAATCTGTTTCTTATTCTGCATTGTTGAAGACTCGATAAGATCTTCATTGGATATAGGAACACCAGCTTCACGAAGCATAAGCATCTGCGCCATCTGCATTTGGCGTTGTGTAGACGTATTGAGGCCTTCTTCGACGACGCAGTGGTATTTACCAAATGCTTTAGAATAGAACTGTGGTTGCGGCTCTTCACCTTCGAGAATCTTTTTAACTTTGCCGGGAGTGAAGTTGGCCTGGATAAGTTCAATCATCTTTTTACCCAAAAGCTTTTGAGACTTATCCAGTAAGTCGAACACGCATTGAAGCGTCGTAGTTGAGGCAGATTGCTTTAACATTGCATGATAGCCGGAAAGGGTGTCCTTATTGTCGAACCCTAATAGTTCGTCGGATACTCCGGCAACTTCTTGGATCTCTTTAGCTAATAATTCAGACAATTGGATCATGGATGGAGGTATTTGGGGAGCTTGGATTGGAACTACATCGCCCATATTGGCATCTGATTTAAGAGCCAAGCCTTTACCTTGCCCAGAAAGGAATACATCGCGAGGGTTAACAAGAGCGTTCTCTTTGTAGATGTAGCCGCTGTTGATTTGAGACTCGAGTATATCGAGCTCTACAACTCTGCGACGGTTGTATAAATACTGACTATCGCGTAGACCACGTACCATACCTTGAACGCGGAACGGCCAGTATGGCGATTCCGGGTGGTAATAGGTAAGCACTGGAACAAAGGGATAAGAGTCTATTCCCATTGGTTGTGGACCGTCATACATAACCTTTGCCTGCACTACGATTGCAAGTCGTACTGTAGGTATCTCTTGATCTATTACGGTGACTGATGGATACGCCTGAAGGAACTGCTTGAGACCCTCTTCGTTTGATGAGCGCCATTCCATTGATTCGCCGGTCTGTGTATCGACCAGCATCTTTTGGGTGCGGTAATCGCGGTAATAGTATTCATCATACGTGAGAAGATTCTTGAGTCCGTAATTATAAGATTCTGGCATGTATTGGAACTTACCATCACGATTGTCATGCCCCCATAAAGACATAACTTCTTCGGTGTATTCTGGAAGGAGCGCGATACATTCACGCTTGGTGAGATATGAGCGCTTCCATATATAGTTACAATCACTCATGTCCTGTTTGCGCATGTAGGGATCTACAAGGAATGAATTGTATGCACAGTTATCAACTTTGATATTGCCAGAGATAGGATCCTCTCGGTAATCCATCCATAACTGCAGGAAGTTCATGCCCGTGATCAGAGAACCCTGAAATGCCTCAGATATAGTATCTAAAACGCCTTCTTGATTGTTAATCCACATAAGGATCTTCGTGAACTGGTCAGCTGTTTGCGCGTCACCATTTTCCACTGGTGTGCAGATGGTGGATTTACGATTGCGGCGCTGATGTCCAGACACCATGTCGACAACGCGGCGAATTCTATTGAAATTGAAGTTTCTGCGTCTGTTGGCAGGGAGGTTCCCATACAGATCATTCCACATGGTCTGA